CCTACATCTGCAAATGCTGTTGACTATCATTCAGCAGCGTACTTTCTTAAGTACACAAATGCTCTTCAAGTGGTTCGAGTATTAGGCGATAGCGATGGCTATAATGCTTATAATCATAATGAAGCAGCAAACGGATTAAATGTCAGAGTCAAAGACGCAGATGCATGGGATAATGCCCTTGCAGGATTTGATTCAGACAAACATACTTTTATAGCTAAATGGCCAGGCGAACTTGGCAATAGTTTAAGAGTATCATTATGCCCACAACAAGGAGCTGATTCAGCTTATAACAATTGGACATATAAAGATAATTTTGATGCACCTCCAGGTACTTCGTCATATGCCGAAGGATTAAACGCAGTTAACGATGAAATACACGTTGCTATCGTTGATAATGGCGGTAAATTTACTGGAACAAAAGGAACTATTCTAGAAACATTTCCATTTGTGTCACTAGCATCAAATGCTAAAACAGCAGACGGATCTACAAACTTTGTAAGAGACGTAGTCAACAGAAAATCAGAATATATTTGGATGGCCGGATTTGATTCTGATTATACAGTTGCAAATGCTGGTGTTGATGCTGATACTGGAAAAGATTATCAACTCTCAGCTCCAGTACTAGCTGCTAAAAACTACGACCTAGATTCAGGTGATGAATCAACAAACATGGACGTAGGAGATTACATTGCAGGCTTTGATAATTTTGAAGACAAAGATAATATCCAAGTGGATCTTATGATTGCACCTCAAATGAATTCTAGAGCAGACACAACAACCATTGTTAATGACATGGTAAGTATTGCGCAAGGTCAGCGTAAAGATTGTGTGGTTATTGCCTCACCTGCAAGAAGTGATATTGTAGGAGCTACAGCATCAGCTGCTAATACAAACGCGGTTACAACTGCCGCGACATTCACTTCATCATCATACTTAGTAGTTGATAATAACTATCTTAAAATTTATGATAAATATAACGATGAGTTTATCTTTATTCCAGCAAACTCTTCAACTGCAGGTATCATGGCCGCAACCGATGTAACGGCTGCAACATGGTTCTCACCAGCTGGTCCAAGACGTGGTCAGTATTTAGGTGTGACAGGACTTTCATACTCTCCAAATAAAGCTCAGAGAGATGTACTATATCGTAACGGCGTAAATCCGATTGCGAATATTCCTGGCCAAGGGTTGTTGTTATTTGGCGATAAAACAAAACTCGCTAGACCGTCTGCATTCGATCGTATTAACGTACGACGATTGTTCTTGACTATTGAAAGGGCAATTTCAATCGCAGCTCGAAACGTAATGTTTGAATTCAATGATGAATTTACAAGAGCAGAATTCGTTGGAGTTGTAGAGCCATTCTTACGAGACATTAAGGGTCGACGTGGTATAACAGACTTCCGTGTGATTTGTGATGAAACAAACAATACGGGTGCTGTTATAGATAGAAATGAATTCGTCGCTACGGTCCTTGTCAAACCTGCACGTTCAATCAACTTTGTTACTCTTAACTTTGTTGCCGTACGTACCGGTGTTGATTTCGCAGAAATCGCTGGCGTGTAAGGAGGTAAAAAATGGCAATTTTAGGTGTAGACGATTTTAAAGCAAAACTGGCTGGTGGCGGTGCTCGCCCCAACCTATTTAAGGTAACATTAGGATTTCCAGCGTATGCTGAAGGTGATGTTGAATTAACATCATTTATGTGTAGAACAGGACAACTTCCTGGTTCAACTATACCAGCAATGCCTGTTGCATTCCGTGGTCGTCAGTTACAAATGGCAGGCGATCGTGTTTTCGAACCTTGGACAACTACTATCATTAATGATACAAACTTCACGATTCGAAACTCAATGGAACGTTGGATGAATGGTATTAACGCCCATTCACTAAATACTGGTTTAAGAAATCCAACCGAATATCAAGCAGACTTAACAGTTGATCAGCTAGATAAAGACGAAACGATTCTTAAAACGTATAAATTTGTGGCTGCCTTCCCGACAGCAATTTCTCCAATCGATCTTGCATATGATGCTAATGATCAGATTGAAGAATTCACAGTAGAATTTACGTATCAGTACTGGACATCTAATACTACCACATAATTGAAATTTAGAAGGAGGGGCATTAGTGCCCCTCTGTATTCTATTAGGATAAACTATGGCCGATAATAACGCATTAAAAATATTTGGCTTCGAAATTCGAAGAGCAAATCAAAAACAAGAAGACAAGAAGCTACAATCTATTGTGCCTCGTCAAGACGATGATGGCGCAGGTTACGTTACAGCATCTGGTTCGCATTATGGTCAGTATATTAATATTGATGGAGATGATTCTAAAGATAATCATCAAATGATAATGAAATACCGTGGAGTATCAACACATCCAGAAGTTGATGCTGCTATAGAAGATATTATTAATGAATCTGTTTCAGCTTCAGAAGATGAGGCTCCTGTCTCAATCGTTCTTGATAAAGTTGAAGTATCAGATCAGATTAAAAAAGGAATTACAGAAGAGTTCGATAACGTATTATCGATGTTGGACTTTACGAATAATGGCCACGACATGTTTAAGCGTTGGTATATTGATGGCCGTTTATATCATCATCTTGTTGTAAATGAATCTAATATTAAAGCAGGTATTCAGGAAATTCGTCCTATTGACTCTGCCAAGATTCGTAAAGTAAAACAGGTAAAGAAAAAGAAAGATCCTATTACAGGAGCTAACTTAGTTGAATCAGTAGATGAGTATTACATTTATCAAGAAAAGCCTGGGCAGCAAACATCAGGCGTAAAACTATCTCACGATTCAGTAAGCTATGTGACATCCGGACTTTTATCAGCTGATAGAATGACATCCGGACTTTTATCAGCTGATAGAAAGAAAGTTGTATCACATTTACATAAAGCTCTGAAGCCAATTAACCAGCTTCGAATGATGGAAGACTCACTGGTTATCTACAGGCTTGCACGGGCGCCTGAGAGACGAATATTCTATATTGACGTAGGTAACTTACCTCGAGGTAAGTCTGAGCAATATATGAAAGATATTATGGCTCGTTATCGAAATAAACTTGTATATGACGCAGACACAGGACAAATAAGAGATGATCGCAAACATATGTCTATGCTCGAGGATTTTTGGTTACCGAGACGAGAAGGTGGCCGAGGAACTGAAATATCCACACTTCCAGGTGGAGAAAATCTCGGACAGATTGACGACATCATCTATTTCCAAAAGCGTCTCTATAGATCATTAAATGTTCCTATCAATAGATTAGAACAAGAAGCACAATTTAGTCTAGGTCGATCTACTGAGATAAGTAGAGATGAATTAAAATTTCAGAAGTTTATTGATAGGCTTCGTAAACGTTTCTCAATGTTGTTCTTAGAGATTCTAAAGAAACAACTTGTGATGAAAGGTTTAATTACTGAAGAAGATTGGAATGAATGGAAAAATGATTTAGTTATTGATTATACAAGAGATAATCATTTTACAGAATTAAAAGACGCTGAACTACTAAGAGAAAGATTACAAACCCTCGATCAAGTAAGTCAATATGTGGGTGACTACTTCTCAAAAGAATGGGTTATGAAAAACGTTTTAATGTTTAACGATGATGACATTAAACAGATTTCACAACAAGATGCTGAAGAAAAACCTGATCAAGCAAATGATCAAGAAAACATTCCAGATGAAGAATAGTTTTGTTATAAATAATAGGAAATGGAGATATTATGGAAAACATTGAACAATTGATACAACAAGCTGCAGATAAAGATTATGCTGCGGCTAATACTACATTTGTAGATATTATGAATCAAAAACTTGCTGATACTTTAGAACAAGAAAAAATCAAAGTATCTGGCCAAATATATAATGGGTTAGAACCAGAAGATGAAGAACAGTTAGAACTAGATTTAGATGATGAGGAAGAAGAAGTAGCAGCAACTGACGAAACTGAAGCTACGGACGAAACCGAGTCTGAAGAGGATGAAGATGATGTTGAAGTCGAACCTGATACAGACGAATCCGATGAAGACGCTGAAGAATCTTAGAGAAGCTGTAACAAAAGAACGAACGGTTTATAAAAGAAAATATATGGGTTTCAGACTAGAAATCATACAAAAGCATGATAAGTTTGAAGCATATGTAGACGGTGAAAAATTAGACACTTATGATACGAAACGGCATGCACAAAAAATGATCATGCAGTTTGTAAAGGAAGTAGATTAATGAAGCTTATTGCTGAATACACAGAACAAGATATTCAATGCTTGGTAGAAGCCAAGGAAGACGGTAGTAAAAGTTATACTATCGAAGGCGTATTCGCACAAGCTGAACAAAAGAATAGAAATGGTCGTATTTATCCAAAGATGATTATGGAAAAGGCAGTGAATAAATACGCCAAAGAACAAGTTGAAACTAAACGGGCTGTCGGTGAGTTAAATCATCCCGAAGGCCCTACTGTCAACTTGGATAAAGTTTCCCATCTCATAACCGACCTCAAAGTTGAGGACAATAATGTGATGGGTAAGGCAACTATTTTGGGCACTCCAATGGGTGAAATTGTAAAAGGTTTACTTGAAGGTGGTGTACAACTAGGTGTCTCAACTCGTGGTATGGGTAGCCTTGAGAAGCGTGGCGATGCCATGTATGTCAAAGATGACTTTATGCTTAATACGATTGACATCGTACAAGATCCATCAGCTCCAGTCGTACAAGATCCATCAGCTCCAGGAGCTTTTGTTAATGGAATTATGGAAGGCGTTGACTGGGTCTGGAATAACGGCATCATTGAAGCTCAAGAAATTGAAAAAATGGAGACTGAAATTAAGAAGGCTCCACGCGCTGATCTCTACGGAGTTCAGACTCGTGAGTTTAAGAATTTCCTCTCGTTACTGAAAACTAAATCTTATTAGGAGGTCAAACATGACTGATCAAGTAGAAGACCAGGAAGTTGAGCTCGAGGACGAGATCGAAATCGAAGAAGCTCACGATCCTAAAAATGCAGAGGCGCAATCCGTTGCTTCTGTAAAGGGTGCTGAAGG